GCGTCGGCGTTATTTCCCATGCCGGAACATTGCTCAAACACCTGACGAGCACTTTGTTCTTGATGGTTGGAACGAAGTAGAAGACAAGGGCGAAATAGTGGCGATCTGTCACAGCCACCCAAAGACAAACCCGGCCCCATCGATTGCGGATCAGGTTGCGTGCGAAAAGTCAGAGTTGCCTTGGTTCATCGTCAATCCCAACACTGAGGGTTGGGGCTATTGCGAACCAAGCGGCTTTGAGTTGCCGTATGTGGGACGTGAATTTGTTCACGGCGTTGTGGACTGCTACAGCCTTTGCCGTGATTGGTACGGAAGAGAGCGGGGGCTGAAGCTGCAAGATTATGACCGCCGCGATCAATGGTGGGAGCATGGCCAGAACCTGTACCTAGAAAACTTCGAGAAAGAAGGGTTCCACAAGATTCCGGTTGAGCAGCTACAAAGCGGTGATGCGTTGTTGATGCAGCTGGTCTCACCGGTTCCGAACCATGCCGCGATTTACCTAGGTGACTCGCAAATTTTGCATCACGTACAGGGAAGGCTGTCTAGCAGGGATGTTTACACGCTTGGCGGCTATTATGGGATGAGCACTGCTTGCGCCTTAAGACATGAAAGTTGTTAAGGTCTACGGCGCGTTGAGGAAACGGCTAGGCCAGTGTCGATTTGAGTTTGAGGCAGCAACACCAGCGCAGGCGCTAAAAGCGTTATGTGTAAATTTCCCTGGGCTTAATAAGTGGTTGCTTGATAGTGAAAAAGATGGTGTTAGTTATCGAGTAACTATTGGTAAGGAACGTGTTATTGATGACCTGAGCCCGTTAGTGATGCCTTGGAGCGAGAAAGAGGTTTTCAGTATTACGCCTGTTATTGCAGGTGCAGGCAGAGGCTTTGGCACGATTGCCGCTGGCATTGGGCTGATCACCCTTGCAATTCTTGCTCCTGGGGCTGGTTTTGCGCTATCAGCTGGTGGCTTTACAACGGCTGGCGTTGCAGCTTCAGGTGCTGTTGGTGTGATTGCCCCAGGTTTTGCATTGGCTAGCAGCTTAGCTGTTATAGCAGGCAACATTGGTATTGGTTTGGTGCTTTTAGGCGTTGCTCAAGTGCTTTCGCCGCAACCTCAGTTTTCAAAGCTTGGAGAGCTTGAGGAATCAGCAGAGCTTGAGTCTTTTACGTTCTCTAATGTTGTAAACACGTCGAAACAAGGTTTGCCGGTCCCGATAGCGTATGGGCGAGTATTTGTTGGATCAGCAATTATCTCTAGCGGTCTTGATGTTGATGGAAAGATAACCAGTAGCGATCCCAGCTTCCTTGACGGGAGCAAGCTTGGACTCCTTGCCCATGTTGCGATGAACCAATGACACAAATCAAATACATTGCGGGTTCTGGCGGCGGCGGCGGCTGTTTTACCGGCGACACTCTTGTATCTGTTCCCGGCGGAACGCAACGCATTGACAAGATAGAAGTTGGCGATAATGTTTGCAGTTTTGACCACAAAGGTGTCATCCATGAAGCCAAAGTATTAAAAGTCCACAAGCATGAAGGCGAAGAAGTTGTTAGGTATAAACTTTGGGGCGACAGTTCCTTAGACGCAACGCCTAATCATTGGGTACTAAATCAGTACAACGCCTTTGTAGCGATTGGAACGTTAGGTGCTGATGATTGCATCGTTGATGAACAGGGTCATTTGCGGCCAATAATCAGCTGCACTGATCTTGGGGAACATACGGTTTATAACTTGACCGTAGAGAACCAGCACACTTTCATTGCTAATGGTGTGCGCGTTCATAACGCTGGGCTAGGGGCGCGTGTTGCTGGTTCTGGTGGTGGTGGTGGTGGCGGTAAAGGCGGCGGTGGGTCTTCTCATACGCCAACAGAAGCTGACGATACTCTTCAGTCAGTTCAATTCGCAAGTGTTCTTGATTTAATTAGTGAAGGCGAAATAGAAGGCTTAGAGGATGGCCTGAAAAGCATTTTCTTAGAAGATACGCAAATTCAGAATGCTGACGGCTCGAACAATTTTGACAATTTTACAATTTTTACACGCACTGGAACGCAAACCCAAACTCATATAGCTGGTGAGTATGGCACTACTCAGTCAGAAGAAGCGGTCAATACTGAAGTCACTAATGGCACTGCCGTCACTCGATCAATCACGAATACTGACGTAGACCGAGTGCGTGTCACGCTTACAATTCCAGCCCTTCGGATTGTTGAGAACAATGGCGACATTGTTGGGCATTCAGTTGCAATTAAAATTCAAATTCAATACAACGGCGGTGGCTTTAACGACGTAATTTCTGACACAGTATCAGGCAAAAGCAGCGCAAAATACCAACGTGACTACATGATCACGCTTAGCGGTGCTTTCCCTGTTGATATACGAATGGTGCGTGTAAGCAGCGACGAAAGCAGTACGCGCCGTTCCAGCTCGACATTTTTTCAATCTTATACAGAGATTATTGATGAAAAGTTTCGTTATCCCAACTCTGCATTAGTTGGCCTGCGTTTTGATTCTCGTCAGTTTGGCAGCGTTCCGTCTCGGAAATATCTGATCCGAGGCATCAAAGTCAAGATTCCAAGTAATGCAACGGTTGACACGACAACGCATTTAGGGCGGATTACATACTCGGGCGTTTGGGATGGCACGTTTCAAGCCGCAATTTGGACAAACGATCCAGCCTGGTGTCTCTACAATTTGCTTATAAATGACCGTTTCGGGGCGGGAGTCCCAGAGGATACGCTTGACCGCTATGACTTTTTCTCGATTAGTCAGTATTGCAACGTTCTAGTTAGTGACGGGAAAGGAGGTCAAGAGCCACGGTTCAGCCTCAACATGTTGATCAATAGTCGCGATGAAGTCTATAACGTCATTCAACAGCTAACTGCTGTTTTCCGTGGCATTGCATATTACGGCTCTGGATCGTTGGTGTTGTTGCAAGACAAGCCAACAGATGCTCAGTATTTACTTGGGCCATCCAACGTTGCCGGTGGACCGTTTTCGTATTCTGGATCGGCACAAAAATCTCGTCACACCGTTGCTGTTGTGGCATGGCAGTCGTATGACACCCGTGGAAAGGTTGAATATGAATACGTTGAAGATCACGCAGCTGTCGCTAAGTATGGCCTTATCAAAAAAGACATTAAAGCCGTCGGTTGCTATAGCCAAGGGCAGGCCCATCGCCTTGGCAAGTGGACATTACTATCGGAGCAAAACCTGACTGAAACTTGCGAGTTTGCTGTTGCGATTGAAAGCGGCATCCTTGTTCGCCCAGGAATGGTGGTTGATATTGCCGACCCAGTGCGAGGTGGAACGCGAAGAAGCGGACGAGTCAGCTCTGCAACTACAACCGTCATCACAGTGGATAGCACCACTGACCTTTCGGTAGACACTACAAAAAGTCCAACTATTTCAGTAATGATGCCAACCGGTTTGGCAGAAACCAAAAGCATAGATAGCATTTCAGGCGCAGAAATTACTGTGACTGAAGCCTTCAGTGAAGCCCCTAATGCAGCTGCGGTCTACATGATCGAAACAACTGACATTCAGGTTCAAAAGTTTCGAGTGCTGTCAGTAGCTGAATCAGGTGATGGTGTTTACGGCGTAAGTGCTATTGCCTACAACGAATCAATCTATGCAGCTATCGAAGAAGACATTGCGCTAACAACGCGAGACATCACAAACCTTTCGACTACGCCTTCTGCTCCAGAAAATCTTGCAGGCACTGAGTTCTTGTATCAAGAAGGTCAAACGGTCCACACTGGTTTTGACTTTAGCTGGACTCATGACCGTCTTAATACTAACGACTTTGTTGTTAAGTACAAGATTGACGATGATAATTTCATCACGCTTGTAACTAGCAACCCATCAATCACGATCAGAGCATTACGCGCTGGAACGCTAAGTGTGCAAGCCTTCGCTCGAAATTATCTTGGTAAGCAAAGCACAATTTCAACGGCTACGTTTACTCTTGCTGGCAAAACGGCAGTTCCTGGTGATATTCAAAACCTGTCAATTGAAGCAATTAGCGCCAACAGTGCTCGCTTGAGGTGGGATCAAACAGTTGACTTAGATGTAAAGGTCAACGGCTTGGTGCATATTAAGCACAGCAACCTGACAGATGGTTCAGCTACTTGGCCCAACTCTGTTGATCTGATCCCTGCTGTTGCTGGCAACTCAACTGAAGCAATCGTACCGTTAGTTGCTGGTGAGATATTTGCCAAATTTGAAGATGATCTAGGGAACAAAAGCACGAACGCAACCAGCGTGCTTGTGCAATTCCCTGACACGTTGGGACGTTTGATCGTTGAAACGCGCAGAGAAGATCAGGACAGTCCGCCGTTCCAAGGGACCAAGACTGGTTGTTTTTACTCTGAAGGGTTTGATGCCTTAGTCATTAGTGGTGACGAAGAGATTGACAACGTGACGGATTTTGATGAAATCGGCTCGCTTGACTTCCTTGGAGACATTCTCAGCTCTGCTGAATACCAATTCGTTAACACGTTGGATCTAGGCGCAAGATTCTCATTGGATCTTCAGCGACGCTTTGTTACTCGTGCATTCTTTCCGAGCGACACGGTCGATGCACGAACTGCGTTGCTAGACACTTGGAACGATTTTGATGGTACGGATGCTGACGCTGTTAATGCCAAGCTGTATTTCAGGAGCACTGTTGACGACCCAACAGGCACCCCAACCTATGGGTCTTGGCAGGAGTTTGTTTCTGGAACGTTTGACGCTAGGGCATTCCAGTTCAAGGCAGAACTGAACAGCTCTGACATCGCGCAGAACATCTTGATTGATGAGCTGGGCTTTGAAGCAACGTTCCAGCGGCGGCAAGAGAACAGCAACGGCACGACGGCTTCCGGCACTAGCACCAAAAGCGTGGCGTTCGATAAAGCCTTTTTCACGGGTGCAACAGGGCTTGGTGGGGCGAATGCCTACCTGCCGAGCGTTGCGGTTACGATTCAAAACCTTGGCAATGGCGAACGTCTTAACGTCAGCAACGTCAGCGCCACTGGGTTCGATTTAGATATTTTGAACAGCAGTGACAACAACGTGAATCGAAACTTCACCTATGCAGCGGTGGGTTATGGCAAGGCCGTTTAAGATGGGGGCAATGTTGTCAGCAACGGATTAAGAAATGGCTACCCATGATTATGTGATTGCAAATGGAACGGGCGCTAGCGTGCGTTCAGATCTTAATAATGCCCTTGCGGCAATTGTTAGCAATAATTCCAGCAGCTCAGAACCATCGACCAGATATGCCTATCAATGGTGGGCAGACACTACGACCGGTCAGCTGAAGTTAAGGAACGCAGCGAACAACGGCTGGGTCACAATTTTCGAGCTTGACGGCACGATGCTGATGGAGGACGGCACTGTGTCGGCTCCTGGGTTGGCGTTTGCGTCTGACCTAAATACTGGCTTCTTCAGCGGCGGTGCTGACAAGCTTAACTTTGCGACTGGTGGTGTTGAGCGTTTAGAGATTGGCAGTTCTGAAGTTGTATTTAACGACGCCAGTAATGATGTTGACTTTCGCGTGGAGTCAAACGGCCAGACTCACATGCTGTTTGTCGATGGTGGTAATGACCGCGTCGGCATAGGTGTTTCATCGATAGATTCATCTCTGAGATTACAATCTTCAGGAAGTATTGGCGTACCTAATAATACAGGCTTATTTGCAGCCAACACTGGTGGCACAATGCGCCGGATGATCCACCTCGACACAGACAACAACCTGTATATCAATTCTAGTGCAGAAAATAACGGAATTGTTTTTCAGACTGGTGGCGCAACAGAAGCGATGCGAATCGATTCAAGTGGGCGGCTGTTAGTGGGTACGTCTAGTGACGTATCCCCAGCGGGTTTTAACAATAAGATTCAAGTAAACACCAATAGTTACACCGCCAGTGTTCTTCTTAGAAGAGACAGTGCTGACGATGGTGCTGGCAACGTTGTCTTTGCTAAATCCAGAAGTGGTTCGCTAGGTGGTCACACCGTTGTCCAAAATGGTGATGACCTAGGGAAAATTGTTTTCTACGGAGCTGATGGAACTGATACCAATAGCACA